CATTAGCAGTTGTAGAAAATCTTAAAGGATGACCACTATTCGTATTATCTGATTGGTCAAAAACATAAGTTCCTCCTTCAGCAAGATATAAAGTTACATCTGCTGTAGCAGTAGAACCATCTATTGCATATTTATTACTAGAACCAACATTATGATATGGATGATTAGAAGGGTTACCACCAACAACAGTAATAGTTAATGTTCTAGTAGTCACTGAACAAATCTCCTATTTAAGCTATTCTTATAATAGCACTTGATGAATTAGCAGTAGGAAATTGTATTGTAAAAGTTCCAGAGGTAGCTGTTTTATCTCCACCAAAATCTAAAACTGCGACTGCTGGGTCGCCACTAGCAGAATCGTTATAAATTAAAGCTCCTCTTGCAGTAAGTGAAACACCCACAAAAGATAAATCAGCAAAATCCACTACTGCTGTATCACTGCTTAACACAGGTGTTACCGCAACCAAGGCTTTTCCACCACTGGTGTAACCAGATGGTGAAGATACTTGAGCATCGGATGTAAAAGATGTTGTTGATTTTCCTAAAGTAGCAGAGCTAGTGTACATACTTAATTTAAAAGTGTTTCCAGTAGGTGCTGCTGTGAAATTGTGCACTCCTTTTAAAACATCTGTCTTAAAAACATTACACACTGCACTTGTTGTTATTGCCATATTTTTTCTCCTTATTGTTAAGGTGAAGGAGAAGCTACTTTTAATCTAGGTACACCATCATCGTACTCGGCTCTTCTTCTTCGACCCATTTGTTGCAATGCAAAGTCTTGTATTTCTTCATTATACTTTGTTTTGTATAAGTTGTACATATCAACAGGACCTTTTAAATAACTAAAACATTCAGTCAATACACCATGTAACAATAAAGCCTCTTGATGTTTAGATAAAAAAGTATCTGTCGTAGAATTAAAATGCTCTGGGTCTTTAATATAATTTAATTGTATATCATATGCTTGGTCTGGCACTGGAGCAAATAAAATATTTTTATCATCCCAATTAGCATAATATTTAGGTTGTCCTGTAGAATCATTTGGATTAAATTCTGCTATAAAAGAAGTATCTCTTTTTTCCAAAAAATCTCTAACATTGCTACTTATAATTTGTACGGAACGAATTACTAAACAATCATCAGGTACATTTAAATATTTTAGAGTGCCTGTTACAGCAGTGACATATTCTCTTATATCATCATAATCAACTTTATTTGCAATATCCAATTCTGTATTTCTTATAAATTGGTCTAACAAAGTATCTGATAAAACATTTGAATCTACCTCAGTGTAGTTTCTTACTTGTGTTAAAAAATTTGTGTGAGATATGCTCATGTTATTGTCACTGTAAAATCTGTTCCAACAGATGTTGTTAATTCAAAAGAAGTTAAAGTTGTTCCTAATATATCCTTACTATCTGTTACTGTCATACTTGCACCACTATTTATACCACTATCTCCGCTTTCTGCAAAAAAACCACTACTAATATATAGCACAAATTGTTTATCATCATCTTTAGGTCTAGGTCTTGCGTTTGCTAAAGCTATAGCATCTCCCTTGATATGTTTTCTTCTAATTTGTGGATGTTTTTCTTCATATTCAGATTTGTGTACCAGTAAACCATTCCATTCTTTTACCATTTCATTATAAGGAAATGCCATGCCTGACCTATCTGATATTGCTTTTGCATATTTACCTCTTGCATATGGCATCTAAGCACCTTGTGGAAAATAACTCTGTGGTGTAATATACACAGAAGTTCTTTGTCCATCCTCTGTTAAAGCTCTTTGTAATTCATCTTCATATAATAATTTATTTTGTTGGACTAATTGTGGATTTCTTTTTAGTGATAAATAATAAGCAAGACCTGCAACCATACAAGGTATAAACCTAAATACTATGTCTGCTTCATTAGAGTATGAACCAGCATCCTCAATTCTTTTTAAATAATAATATTTCACACATTTGTATGTGGAAGCATCTGGTGTTTGATACAAAGTTATTTTAGGTGTAGTTTGTCTATCAACATAATACTGACTAGGTTGACCTTGAGAACCTTTATTTGGTAAGGCAGCATATTCACTTCTACTTATTTTAGTTAGTGATACATCATTGGTTGTAGCAGTTTGAGAGGTAGTCGTTGATATATAAGCCTCTAAAATATCATTCGCATTTGTAGGTGCATCATATATCGCTGTTCCAGCAGTAAGCTCTTGAGTCTTTAATTCTACTTTCCATAAATGTACTCCTCTATTACCCCACTCACTAAATAATATATTTAAACTTCTTCTAGCAGATTTTAAATCATATCCAGAATTAGTTCTAACTCCGCATCTTTCATAAGCCTCTTGTATAATATCATCTATATCTAAATCAAATGATGTAGTTCCAGAAGTTGCCATATCTTATCCTAAAATACACCTTTAAATTTTGTTCCACGAATAGCTATACCACCACCTTTACTTGCTTGAGCAACCTTTACTGGTTTACTATTTTCTGCCATAGCTTTTTGTACTGCCATACCTCGTTTCTTTTCGTATTCACTAAACATACCATCTCCATCTAAATCTGCTTTAGGAGAAAGTATCATGTCACCAGTTTTTTTACCTACTTTTCCTAGTGGTTTTTTACGAGAGGGTCTATTTTTAGCTCTATCTTCTTGTATTTCTTTTTTTGTTGGTTTTCTTTTGATAAATTCACTTTCTGGTTTAATCACTGGTATTCTTTTACCATCTACTACTACAGTATCACCATCTTTCATACCTTTTGCTTGAATATTTTTAATTCCTTCCGAAACTCCACCACCAGATTTTTTATAAAATTTATTTAAAGTACCATCTGGATTAAATATATTCGGTAAAGTTCTTCCCTCTAAAGGTTTTTGTACTACGAATTTATTTTTATTTTTTTTATTTTTTCTTGCTTTTTTAGTCATTACACTACTCCTTTATAATAATCTGCTAGTCCACCTTTGACTGCAAAAGTTTTAACATTTGTTGGTTTACCACCAACTCCTTGAGCTTTTGCTCTTTTTCTACTCACTGCACTTTTTCTTTGTCCTTTCGTCATTCTTCTAGCTTTAGCTAAAGGAACACATTTAGGATATTTTCTTTTCGCATCTGCTTTTTGTTTACTTCTACCACAAGGTGCAAATGAACCATCTTTTTTTTTACTTCCTATGTCTACCCATTTTTGAGCAAACCATTTTTTTAAACCACTCTTAGCCATTAGCCAAGTAAATCTTTATAATACAGTTGTGCACTTTTATTAATCCCATACTCTCCTTGTAAAGGACTTTTTGTTACTTCATGTCCTTCATAAGTGCTAATTAAAGCTCCAGTCTTTACAGGTTTTGGTCCTTTAAAATCTTTTCTTTTAACACCACTAGGGTCTTTAATTTTTCCTGCACATATTTTTGAAGCATACGCATTTGCATAAGCTGACGGATAAACCTTAAATTTTTTCTTAGCAGCTCTTTTTCCTCTTTCACATAATTTTGTCATTTTTTATCCTTTCCTAATAATACCAATCTAGACCTTACTTGTCTACTTGCGTTGTCTCTTCTTTTTACCTTGGCAATAAGCTCTCTCACTAAAACCTTTTGGTTTAGCACAATTAATTTTTTTCTTGCGTTTCATCGACCACTTTTTTTTCTGTGGTGGTTTAGAAACTTGTTGTCTCATTTGACTTCTACCTATCGCCATTTACTTTTTATCCATCTATACACTGCATATGTTCCTAAACCTAATATGATATAACAGATACCATCAAACCAAGATATATTGTGCAATGTTTCGATTAATTCTGGTGTTACTGATTCCATTACTTCATCCTATATTTTGTTTTGCCCTCATCATTTTTATAAGCCTCCATGTATTTTAGTCTATTGTTTTCTGTACTATACGATACATGCACCCATCCAGAGTGTGGGTCTACTCCATCATAAAATTCTAAAATTAATTGGTCAAATTTTAAATTATCATTTATGTAATTAGATAAATGAGAATTATCTACTCCAACTACTTCAATATCTGCTGCTTGACCTTGCACATGTTGTGATTTAATACTACCTCCAATTTTAAGATTTAGTTCTACACACCTAAATCCAGAGCTTATTATTACTGGTTGTAAAAAATTATTACGAATTGGTTGTAAAACATGCACACATAAATTTCTTAAATTAAATATTTGTTTTTCATTTGGTGTGTTGTCTATGTTATTTCTTATAGCAGTTTGTGATTTAGT